GGGCACGTTCGACACTGGTTAGACCACCCCGCCGAATGGCGAGATGTACCCTTGTCTGAGGAAAGGCCATGACCACTAACCGCGATGAAGCACTACGGCTGGCAAAAGAGGCGGGGTTTGATATGTCGCCGGAAGGCTACGGGTTTCTTGCCAGCAGGTTTGCCGATCTCATCACCCTAGCCCGTGAGCCGTTAGAGGCCCGCGTGCGGGAATTGCAAGAAGAAGTTGAAAAGTACAGGCCCTGTCACCCCTGCACCGTTCCGGGCTGTTGGAAGCAGGATTTTTACAACAAAACGAACCGCCTTGCCACCGCTGAGAAGCTGCTGCGGGAAGCGCGGCATCATATTGCGTGGGGAGATTCCGACAACCCGGCCCTTGTTGCCAACATTACCGCCTTCTTATCGGAGCAACAACCCAAGGTGGAAGCATGAAACCAAACCTACCAGACCTGCTGCCGCTGCCAAACCCATGGATTTGCGACCCCAATGGTTACATTGCTATGCAAATGAAGGACTACGCCCGCGCTAACCAACTAGCCGCATACAAAGCAGGGCTAGAGCGAGCCGCAGACATTTGCGAGGGAACTGCATACGATTGGGCAGAATGTTCTGCCGCAATTTACAAGGAAATCCGCGCACTAGGAGAGGGGAATGTTTAAAGAAACAACCTGCAAAGAATGTCTGGAACAAGCCCGGTTATTGGGCATTTCGGGCAGCGTCGAAGCCGCCCTTAGATCCAAACTTATTCAGGCTGAGGCCGATGCAAGGTACTGGCAACGAAAGTGTGAGTTTCTATCTGCCGAATTGGATCGTAAACCAGTTTAGCAGGATCAATTTCAATGTTTCGCTTCCTGGCAGCAATCAAAATATCAGTTTGCGCCTGCGCAGCAATCATTCCCCCTTGATCCTGCCAGCGTTTCAACTGGTTTCTGTGCCTGTGTATCGCCCCGGATAACTCCCATTCACCGCCAAATATCCGAATACAGTAATCAATCGGTGTTTCATAAGGCGTTTCCATAGTCATCCCCCAAAACGTAATACACAATGCTAGTATTTATACCTATTTAATTCAAGGGAATAATCATGGCTTCAAAGCAAAAAATCGACGTTGTTACAAATGAGGTTGTTACAAAGCAGGTGCATGAGGAAGCAATCCTTGCCAAAGATATGAAGATCCACCAATTGCTAGCGATCATCAATGGCAAGGAAGCAGAGTTGGAATTGTGGAAAGCCCGCAATGGCGAGCTTGTAGGCTATATACAAGCCCTTTTGCGCCTCAGCTCAGACGCAATACTAGACCATCACGATTAAAGCCCGCGTTTGGCGTTATTGCCCAAAGCGCCGATAATCTCCCGGCTTTCAAAGTCAATACGACCAGGCCGGGGCTTTCCCATAGGCGAATAGGGAACCGTACCATCCATGCTTTGAATCCCAAACCGGAAGATAAAGTTCATGTGATCCGGGTTTTGCTTCCCAATTACGGGAGGCATATTGGGCATATTCTCAATATCAATGGGCAGGGTAGGACGTTGCATTTCCCCCGGTTCTTTGGAGGAAAACCGCTTTGCTTTGACATTCTTGGGGCTAATGCCGCTAGTGTGGGTGGTCGGACGGAGAGTCTTTTTCATCTTGCAGTCCTTTCGGCCCATAGAGCCGGTAGATAAACCAACGGCCACCACGCAATAGCAACCGCTGTTCGCAACGCATCAGGCGCAGCCAAAGCCCATATGGTCACGGCAAACCCCAATAGCATAGCCCCCATGACCGTAGCCCTCAAAGACAATACTATCAAAGATACCTTGATATAAGAAAGCACCTTCTCAGCATTTGCAATTACTTCGGCCTGCTGGCCCTCCGACATATCCATTATTCCTCCGTAGTATCTAAAGGCGATTCTACTTCGGATGGTACGCCAAAACCAGTTCCATAATCATCAGATTCCAGGCGGTTTCTGACAGATTCAAGTTGAATTGCAAGCTTGCCAACCTGGATCTTTTCCTCGAAAGACATGGCCGAATCATCCCTAACGGCATCTTCCATCATCTTGTCCAGCATGGCTTCCAGCTTGACGTTTACCGTCTTTTTGGAGGATTTCCCGCCGCTGCGCAGGTTTTCCAGAAACTTCTGACGCTTGCCTGTAGCCATTATTCCCCCGTAAGGTGGTCGGCACCAATACCAGTTATCTTTTGGTTTGGTTTTATCTTTTGCGCCGCACGATAAATTATTTTGGCAGCAAGTGTTTTGAATTGAGCCGATCTATCCGCCATAAACGCAAGCGCTGCTTTGGGGTTTTTTGCAAGAGTTGCTAGTCCAGTCGGGTTTTTGTTTAATTCCAACAATACTCGACGCTCTCCAACATCAAGAGCGTTTATCAATTCTGATTCTCTTTTGTTTAGAGCAACAACTTCGGGGACTTTCTCGGCAATTTGCTCTTTCAACCCTCTTGCAAGAGTTTTTTGAGCTTCTTTTTCCGCCGTGCTTGATTCTCCGTAAGCCTCGTTTCCCAACTCCCGATAAGTGCCTTGTTTCATTTCTTGCGCTTGCTGCACTGGGATATTTCTAATTTCGGTTGTTACTTCTCCACCGGGGAATTGCTCTGTTTTAATCAAGTCTGGATGATTAATAAAATTGTTCCACGATTTTTTTACTGCATCCAATCCTTTTTGGGGGTTTACTTGTTTTTTCAATTTATCAATTAAAGTATTCAGATATTCAGCAACTTTTTCCTTGTCAACGGTTGCCGGTGAATTTTTAATAATTGAACTAATTTCATCGTTTAACTTACTGATTTCTGCTCGGAGTTTTTCAACGCCTTTTTCGCTTAAAGAAATGTTTTCTTTAAGCATAGTGTCAATTGCTCTTGCCGCATCACCGGATTTCAATTGTTCCAAAGTCGGCTTGATTGAACTTTGCATTAATGACTTTGAAATGCCTTCAAGTTTTCCCGCAACAACATTTGCAATTTTGCCCGGTATAGCAGCGCCTTCCTGTATGGCTTCTGCCGCTCCCTTGGCAATCTTTGGAGCAGCTTTAATAGCCATTTGGCCCTCTGGAACAAGGCCCTCAAGCTTTGATTCATCCCATACTTTCCCAATGCCACTAAAAACATCCCCCAATTCTGGAGTCTGTATTGCATCTTCCCGTGGCGGGAAATACTGAGGATCGGGCAAAGCTTCTGCGCCCTTTGGATTTCCAGGTATGTCCCGGTAAGGGTCAAAAGCAGGCTTTTCTGGGGCCTGCTTTAAAATCAAAGCCATGTATTGACCTTGAGCGTTTTTAGCAACAGAATCAGCGGGAACCCAAGCTCCGCCTTTGAGGGCCATATATTTGCCCTCTGCGTTTTTTGCCCCCGCTTCTACTGGTTCCCAATCCATTACAAAATCCCATACCCCGGAGGCGGAGGAACTTTAGGAGCAGTTTGCGGCGCTTGTTGCGGTGCCTGATTCATTGACGGGACTTGAACTTGCTGCTGTTGAGGGCTGCGGGTGTCATACGGATTTTGCATCGAAGCGTTCAAAGCCTGAACCTGGTTTTGCACGGAATCACGCGAAAATTTGGCTTCTTGATCCACCGATTTTTTAAGCTCTAGCAATGAAGCCATATTCACAGTATTGCTTATGGAGTCATCGGCGCGTCTTGCCGCTTCTACGGGAAGCATGGCGTTAGAAGTAGGCCCGCTCATCATTCGCGCATATTCTGTGCGAACCGTGTTCATCCAAAACGCATACGCATTTGCATCAGGGTCATTAAATTCTCTTTGACCATTCAAAATTGCCTTGTTTAAAGATTGAATCTGACCCGGCTTAATGGAAAGTCGTTCAAAAGCTTTAACGGCGGCAGCAAAAGTTGATTGCAATTGCTGTTGGGCTTTTTCAACGCCAGCGCCCCAATTAATCATGTTGGACAAAGCTTTTTGCTTTGCCTGATTGTTTCTAGGCAAAGAAACCATTTCCTGCGGAGTAAGACCCAATTGCCTACCAATGCTGTCAGCTAAACTAGCTACTCTTTCCCTTATTTTCCCAGAAGCATTAGCCAAACCTTTTACTTCTTGTCCGTACAAAAGTTTATTCCAAGCGGCATCTTCCATAGCCCCAGGAGTCATAAAACTCTTGTCCGCTTCTTGACGCGTTTTTAATTGCGCCCTTGCTTTCATATCTATTGCGTCTTGCGCTTCTTTTAATTTGGTCAAATTCATTGCCACGGCTTTTGTTTTGTCAATCTGACCATTCAACCCTTTAATAGCGCGTTCTTCATCGTTAATTCGATGACCGTATTGCATATCAAGAATTTTGGTTGCGTCCATCTTTTCTTGATACGCCATTTTGTCATTGTCCAAAATGGCTTTTAGTTTTGATTCGTATTCTTTTTGGTTTTTTTCCAATTGCGCTACGGCAGCGTCATAATTCTTTTTTTCTGCTTCATACTTTTCTTTCTTTCCTTCTTCGGCCCCATGAATCATGGCAGCAAACGCGCTCATAGCGCCTACCGCGTGCCGCCGCTGACCCTTGCCAGCAATAGTAGCCATAATCAACAAAGGGAACATATTTGACTGAACATCTTTCATAGTCAAAGGTTCCGATTGCGGCGCTTCAATGTCTTTTTGGGGACGTTCCATTTCCCCTTTTATAAAATCCTGACGGCTTTTTATTGCAAGATCGGCAAGTTCTTTTTGCGCTGCAATATCATCAGCTTCTTTTTGACTTTCTATAGAGTCAATTTTGGCTTGTCGTTCTTCGGCCTGCTTTTCCAGTTCCGGCCCACGGTTTTGTTTGTATTGTTCTTGATAATAAGCGGGGTAATTGGTTTTAGGAGCATCCGGCAAAACATCAGGCAAAGCAGCCGGGGCGCTACCAATCAATTCAGAAACATCAGTAGGGATTTCAGTATCCATGTTTATCAACTAAAAATGTTTCCAATTGCTTGGATTCCAGAAGAAATTATCCCGCCAATTCCTCCACCACCACCGCTACTTCCGCCGCCCGAAGCACTTGCTTTTGCCATTCCACCAAGGATGTTGTTCCAAAGATCCATTACTTCCTTGTCTCCAGTCATTTCTGCCTGGATGCCTTGTCCATAAATGTTTGCATATTGCTGGTCAGACTGAAGGAAGTCGCTAAACGCTTGTTGCACAAACTGACCATGCTGAACAAGTGCGTTTGTATCAATTTGCTGGTTTATTCCAAGACTCGTAGTGCTTTGGCCCGCTGTTCCTTGTCCGCTATTGGAAAGGAATTGCGCTCCCTGAGCCTTTTCCTGTTGGGTCATTTGGTCAATCTGCGCCTGCTGCCAAGGTTGCAATTGGCCCGTGGTGTATTCCTGAGCAGCTTGATTGGCAATTGCCCCTGCGGGCTGTGCTAGGGCCTTGTACTCGTTGGCATAAGTCTGTGAGTCTTTTTTGGCCTGATTAGCGGCATACAAACCGCCCGCAAGACCCGCAATACCACCCGCACTACCACCACCTGTAATGGCGTTTACCCCGCTTCCCACAAGATTCCCGGCAGCAGTTAGCCAACTTGGAGCGCCAGCAGTAGAAGCCGCCAAAACATCCGGCATTGTGCTTGCTATCGACGCCCCGGAAGCATCAACCGCAGTTCCCGCAGCCGCATTAGCAGCATCCACGGAACCCATAAAAGACGCATTAGCAGCAGCAGCGTCAAACCCACCCGCACTAGCAGTAGTCAAAGCAGTCCCCCCGGCAGCATCAGCCGCAGCAGCACCAACACCCGCATCAGCAGCGCCAGTTGCAGCAGCCGCACCCGCAGCATCAGCCGCACCAAAAGCACCTAAAGCAGCCCCGCCCGTTACGGCAGCAACCGCCCCTAAAGCCAAATCAGCAAAACCTTGCGATTGCCACCAAGAATCCTGTCCAATCCCCTGAGAGGAAACAGGTACATAATCCCCCGTCTTTGGATCTAATCGGTAGCCAACCTGCGTATCCCCGCCACCCTTGTTATATATGGTCAGCGAGGGCGCTACATTCCCATTCCCCGTTCCCCTTCCATGAGGAACAGCCGGTTGAGTACCCGGCGCAGCAACGCTTCCCGAAAACTTTTCGTTTGGCGCTAAACCTTTTTGAACCTGATCCCATTGGGAAGCACTGAAAATCGGAGCCAAAGCCCCGTCTGCCCCCTGATTAATTGCATAAGTGCCAGTAGCAGGATCCCAAACCGTTTTATAGGTATAAGACCCATTATTAGCCGCAACCCCCGGCAACGTAATGCCAGAAGCATACGGATTGGGGGGCGGAGTAGTAGTACCCGAAGTAGTCCCGCTGGTACTCATAGCCCCAATGCCAAATCAAAAAGATCGTGTTCAGTACGGTGCTGGTACATCCAATTATCAAAATTGGCCTGCACAGACAAATCCGTTTCCCCAAGGTTCGGATTGGCATTAACATTTAACGCAGTAGCAATATCAAAATGCTCCTGCGCGTGGTCAAGCATCCAAACACTATCCGTAGGCGATATATTGTCTATCTTGCTCTGCGTTACGTTGGCATTAATGCTTTGCCGGTAAGTCTGATGACGCAAGAAATGAGCAAGCGAAAACGCTATCCAGGCATCTTCATTGCCAAATGGCGCATCGCAGAAAATACCTAGGCTCATTTTAGTGCCTGCAAAGCCCTCAATTGATCTGCTAGGGCCTCAGCTTGTCCTGCAAGGTCTGTTGAAAGTCCGATACTTGCTTTGAGTAACTCCCCTTCGGTTTGGGCGGCACTAACAATTCCGGGGGAAGTGACAATTTTGGGCAGTTGGCAATCGTTACGTTTGGCGAAGGAGTCGATTGCGGAGTTGAGCAAGACGTTACGGCCACGCAAATCAGACAAAAGCTTGTTGCTTTTATCCTGTTCATCAAAATAGGTAGCGACAACAGCATTGCGTTCATTCTCCAACTCCTGTTGTTTTTTTGCCGATTCTTCAAGAAATTGAGCCGTTTTAATGGCATCTTGGGCCTGCATTTGCGAAATTTGGGCTTTTAGGGACTCAATTTCCCTATCTTCGACCACCCAAACGGTTCCACCGGCCAAAATCATCAAAATAATGGCAGCAATTTCGTAAATCCAGTTCATTTACTGCCTTTCTGAGATGTTTTTGAACCCAATAGACGCAATAATTGCCGCCAAGCCACCGGCAAAGTTAGCAAAATCAGCGCCACCAGCAGTAGCAAATCGATAACACATAACGCCTGCGCCAGCAGCACCAATTATCCTCCCTATACACCAACTTGTCCCGTCCCGCTCCGTAAACAAGTCAGTCAAAAACTTCATTTAATCGTTACCCAAAACTCGTTTACCCCCTCCTGAAGCGCCATAAACCGCTGGAAAGCGTCAGCAGAATTGGCTACATCTTCTTGCCCATTTAAACTCCCCAACGAGTCTCCAAGCAGGAAACAGCCCTCAGAATCGACTTCCGGCAGGTTTCCTTTGTGGATAAGTATTCCCCAATGGCCAGGTACGTCTTTGACTTCAAAAGTCTCAAAAACAGGACCGTGGCTAAGCTGGAAATGCCCCCTGCTGCACAGATACGTTCCGGCAGGAACTTTGGGGAGCCATACATCCCCGGAATCCTGCAAATAAGCGTGTTCTGCGGTTACGCAGACTTGGGTTCCGTCCGGTTCCGTCATGGTCCCAAAACAGCCCGTATCGCCCACCTTAAACCTAGTAATCGTCAAATCCATGACTACCCCTTAAAAGCCCATTCCAGAAAGCCAATTATGCTTTCGTGTTTATGCCCAAGAGCGTATAAGCAAACCGCCCCAATGAGCCATAAAACCCGTGATGCGATGGCTCTGCCAAACTGCTCAAATCGCTCCGATTCACGCCGTTTGTCCCGTTGGACCTGATAAGCGTCAAGGTAGGTTGCGATAGCTTGGGCTGCGCTTTCTGGCTCGAAATAGCAACCCCTTCGCTCTTGTCCATTCCAGGTATTTCTACGGTCTTGTTCCACATAACGCCCCTATTTGCGGTAGTTAAATTGTACTGTACGGTTTGACTTGTAGATAAAAAAGTGGTCGATCTTTGTCCGTGCCAGTTTTATCCCCCGTAAGGAACCTGTCAACAGAAAATATCTTCCATCCAAAGCCAAAACTTCCGCCTTTTGTGGCCGAATATCTCCAAGACCATCCAAATTCAAAATGAACAGTTCCAAACTGTTCAATAAATGCGTTCCAATGAGGATCACCCCTTGAGCCTACGTGGGTGTACCGCGCAACTCCGTAATAGTCGATTACAGGAGCCATCCAGAAAAACAGCGTGTAGCACTGGTTTCTGATCCCCAACCAATACCATTGCTTTGCCCGCCACCCAAACCTGTTATAGATTATTTTGACTTTAGGTTCATACATCCCTTGATCCGGGCCTAAATCGTCATAGGTTTCCAAAAACCGCAATAGCAAAGGCATACGCCCCGTAACCCGGTCCTGAAACCATACCGCCACCACCATTATTAACGGAGTAAAAGTATTCACCCCAATCATTACAATGAATTGGAGAATCCATTTGATTATGGCTACGGTCATTGGTTTACCCGTGGTTGGGGAATGGGATTACTGCCGGGGTATAGCCCGTAGTCGGGTATCTGGCAATGCCATCGGTAAATCGAAATTCGTCTATGTATCCTTGCTGGATAAACAAATACGGACCACCGGCACCGCCAGGATTTCCAATATCAAACAGCCCTCCAATAACTAATCCTTGTCCCAACGCGGGAATAGCTGTTGAATCAGTTACGTTGCCTTGGCTTACGCCATTAACAAAAAACGTATAAGTGTTGCCGCTTCTTTGAACGCAGATTTGATACCCGGTGTTTATTGTCGGAGTCCATGACCAGCTAACGGGAACATTGGTGTTGGTGTTGTAATACCGGGACAAAGAAAACGTATTTGCTCCGTTGTAATTAAGAGCAAAAAACCATTTGTAATTGGGACCAAATCCATTATCAGCAGAAAACAATGTTGAATTTAAGGTAACGTTTGTGTAGTACACCCACGCTTCAAGCGTAAAATCTCCTGACAGTAATCCAGAAGAACTTAAAGACGATTGCAGGAAAGTAAAAGAAGCCGGAATAAATTGGGCGCTGCTACTAAACAACGCCGGGGAAGCAGCAAGAGCTACCCCAAAGTTATTGGTAATAGTGCTTCCAATAACATCAGGAAAACCTGACGAATCCATGTGCAAAAGCAGTTTTACATTTGCAAAATATGGATCACCTGCGCTAACCGCAGGAGCATTACTAGCGGTTCTTGCGGCAAAAGTCATGAGAAAGTCTTTAACAAAGATCCGTACCAAAGGCTTGTTGAGCTTCGATACGTTGCAACCAATAAATCAACGCTGTTTGCTCCAGTGCTAAGAACCGGAGCAGATCCACCAACCCATTTGATATTCCCAGGCCAAGTAACAACCCGATTACCCGTTGCGTCTTGGGTAAAAAATACGTTGATTGTTTGACCGCCTGATGGGTTGGAAATGGTAAAAGTAAAATTGCTGGTAGCCGTTGCAACGTCAAAAACATTGGATAGCAAAGCATTTACCAACACTGATCCGGTAAACGTTACCGCTACCGTTGGCGTGTAGGAATTTCCAGCAATAGAGCCACCACCCAAAGCAAAAGCATTGGGAGCATAAAGATTAAATCCACCCAATCCCCCGTTAAGCGTCGAACTATAGATAAAACTGACTATCTGGCCCTGAACCAGCATCCCCGCTGCTACAAGATTCCCAAACGAGTCATAGATGTTTTTTGCACCAAACCCGTTGACGTTCAAGGTTGCGCCAACCGCAGTGCTGGTATTGGCTAGTTTTACCGAATAAACCTGACCATCCAAATATCCAACAAGGTTGTACCCGGCAAGCGTTATCGTTACCGAATTGACCGATCCCGTATCCAACGCATAGTTGGTGTACGTTGCAGGGTCATTTATGGCATTGGCAAGTATTGAAAAATTGTTATCCAATAGCACCATGCTATTGATAAGGTTGTTTTCAAATACTGTTAAGCCTGTAATTGGTTTAGCCACGGCTGTTTGGAAATGGTCCGGTTGGGGTGTAATTTGTTGTGTATCTTGCAATACTGCTAATTCTTAATTCGTCTACATATCCTGTAAAAGCCGCTCCACTTGGATTAAATCCACCAATTTGCAATAAAACAGGGGATGCAGTTAAAACTGATGCAGGCGCAAAAACAGAAGATCCAACAATATTTCCATTTAGATAAAAAGAAAAATTGCCGGATTTTCTAACCAATGCTATTGGATTCCATGCGTTTAACGTAAGAGCAGTATTTGTTGTGTTTGTATAAGCGCCCGAAATTGAAATTTGCCCTTGAACAGAAGATGTTCCTGCACCGCTGTTATACTGCAATCCTATTGTTGAGGAGCCATCTGTAATTGAAACAACATAAGGATAGTTTGTTGCAATTCCAAAACTTATTGGATAAGCCCAAAATTCAACAGTAAAATCTCCAGACCCAATGTTTACGCCGTTTGCTGAAATTGTGCCAACCAAAGAATTACCAGCAGCAGGAACATATATGGAAGCTCCACCAAATTCGTATTGGGCCGTACTGATGCTGACTCCATTAATGTTTGTTGAAGTAAACCCACCAAAAACATCAACAAAAGAAGTAGATCCGTTTGTTCCATCAAAATGCATTAACAACAATGTGTTAATTGCAACAGTTTGATAAGCAGTTTGCAGCGAAGCGTACCAATTCCCGTCTGATCTATATGTGGCAGTTAAAAGATCCGTATATCCTGCTATGGTACTCAAAACACCAGGCGTTCCACCGGCCCATTTGAAATTTGCAGGCCACGTTATTGTTCTAGACCCCGTAGAATCTTGAGATATAAAAACACTGATTGTTTGACCAATTGACGAATTTGTTATGGTTGACGAGGTAACATTTTGGTTCATCGCCAAATAAAAAACGTTGCTTAACGCGGCATTTATTAATGGAGTTGCACTTGGCGCAACAACAACTTCCGCTGTTTCAGCGTTAGCGGCAATTGATCCACCGTAAAACGGGTAATGATCCGGCGAATAAAGATTAAACCCGCCTACACCGCCATTTAACGTGGAATTGTAGATAAATGCGTATGTCTGACCCGCAATAATCATTCCGACATTAACAAACCGCCCCAACATATCGTAGATAACTTTAGCGCCCAATCCGTTGATGTTGAGCGTTGGAGAAGTGGAAGTTATCGAGCTTGTCACCCTTACCGCAAATATCTGTCCATCAGCGTAGGCAGCAAGCGTGAATAGCGGGTTGGTTGCCGTAATGAAATTAGGCGGGCCGGAATCAATCAGGAAATTTGTGTAATTTTCGGGAGCATTTAGCGCATTGGCCAAAATCGTGAAATTTTGGTCAAGATAAAGCAGGTTGTTTGAGACATTATTCTCAAACTGAGTGAGGCCCGTGATTTTGGGCATTACCCAATTCTCCTGATCTTGAATTGCGCGTACTGTTGCACGTTCATTGAAGAAAACGCAACGCTTGAAAGCACAGTAACGTTTTGATTGGTTGCGGTAGTAACGACAAACCCGCTAAGAGTCACATATCCGCTATTGGCACCGTTTGCACCCGCAAGGAATACATACGATCCATTGGTTGTGGAATTAGGCCCAATGATGGAGCTTGCCGTGCCGCCAAAGTAAAACACTGCGCCAAGATTTACCAGTGCGTCACCCACACCAAAAGACGCAGACACTTCATATTGCCCCGCAGCAGCAATAACAATGGCTCCCGCGCTTAGGCTAAAGTTTGATCCAACTTGGGAAATAATTGTGTTGTAGGTTATGGGAGTTCCAGGCGCACCAGCAACCATAGAACCGGAAGCATAGATTGCCGCCATATACATCGTATTGCCGTTGTTGGTCAATTGATTGTTGCTATCAATTTTCCAATTTGTCCCAAGAGCAGGACTTGTACCCGACAAACCACCCGAAGTCCCAGAAACCGAAGTAACCGTTAGCAAGCCCGTGCTAGGGTTGTAGGTCAATCCCGAATTGGTAGTAATCGGGTTATTGCCGCTGGTAGCTGCTACAAACGTTGGGTAGAAAGTGCTATTGGCAGACGAAGAATTAGTCGCCACGTTGGATGCGCTTCCAACAGAAGCACTTGGAGCGCCTACCTGATTAAATCCACCGGCAGCAGATGCAAGCGTGGAGTTGTAGACAAACGTATAAACGTTGTTGGCTACCAAATCACCAGCAATCATGCTGGTTCCGTCCTGATGGAATATAGTCTTTGTGCCAAGCGCGTTAATGTTTAGCGTTGGAACGCCAGTATTGGTGTTGGCAATCAGGATTTGAAATATCTGTCCGTTGACATATCCAATCATGTTCAGATTGGCAATAGTCACCGCTACGTTGTTTATAGTCCCCGTATCCGTGCCAAAGTTGGTATAACTGGCAGGGTCATTGAGAGCATTGGCAATCGTGGTGAAATTCCCGTCAAGGTTCACCAGAGAATTGCTGTTGTTATTCTCAAAAACGCTCAATCCTGTTACTGGTTTTGCCACGCTACCACCTTGCTCTTTCTATGAACTCGGACAAAATGCCCTGAACAACAACATCGTTGGTCTGACTCGTAACGGTAAATCCGTAATATTTCCCGATGTTGCTTGCATCCGAGTAAAGCGACCTGTAATTAGGAGCGGTCCATACCGAAACCTGCCCACCCGCTGTTAGCCAGGTTGCCACCACTCCCAATGCCGTAGTCCAAGTATCAATGTTCTGGTTGGACAGCGTTACGTTAGTCGAGTTGTTTTCCGTATCTACAGTGACGTTAAAAGAAGCATTGCCCTGCGGATAGGTAGCTTCAACCCCCAAGCGCATAACCTGCTTGTCAATCGTAGGATCGCCCTGATGCCAAAGAGCCGTTTTGATCTGGCAACGGGGTTGGTTAAGATCGTTGTTGAATAACTGGTATATGTGTGTTCCATCCGTTCCATACATTGTAGGAACGCCGGTATAAAAAGCCTGAACCGCATAAGTCAGGTTTACTACCGGATTGATAGCAAGGTAATTGCTGGCAAGAAGCCATTTGCCATCATAAAAACAGGCAAATATGTACCGGGTTATTGCAAGCAATGGGTCTTTGTAGTTAAACCCAAACATCACGATATTTGCCGCAGGACCGGGGCTATTGGACCCAAAATTGACCTGAGCCACGCCGCATACAACGGGCTTTGTAAAATCAATGTACGGCACTATCCCATCAAGGTTTGGCCCCATCTTTTGCGGGGATGCGCCCGCAAGAATGTGAGGTCCGCGATTAGTCATAAAGACAAGGGATCGCAGATAACCCGCCGCGCTAGGAGCAGCTTGGGAAGGAATACCAATGTTGGAGGTGATATTGGTATTAGTGAATAGCGTTACCGTGACCGTGGAAGCAGTGCCGCCAACAATCTGACTGGCCGTTCCAACGCGAACATCGCCAATAATGTTGATGGAATCCAACCCAAAGAAATACAGGTAATTGTTAGATACCGTCATCCCCGTAATAGATCCGTACAGGGAAGAATCCGAAACCGTCAACGCTCCACCAGCATCCGATACCGTAAAGTCAGTGTAGGAACCGGGCGCAGAATAATAAATCGTGCGGCCATTGGCTATCCATACCCTACCGGCATAAGTAGCAATAGCCGTTCCAGCAGTAGGAGCGGTTTGCGTTACGTTTAGCGTTATAGGCCCAACGTTGGCCGTGGTGCTGACGTTGTATGTGCCATTTGCGCTGTTTAACGTGCCATTACCACCATTGCCCGTTCCAAAGGAAATGATGGTTATGCTTCCGGTAATCCCTGCCCCGGTAAAAGTCATCCCAGGAGTCAGGATAAAACCCGCAGGAGAAGCCGTAACCGTCAAAAGATTCGTTAGGGTAGTCGTCCCTGTTATCGTAAAAGCAGTGTTCAGGTCTACTAATGTTGTTCCGTTCCATGACCAATAACCTCCCGTAGGACCGATTATCAAAGCCGTGGTGTTTTGCCACTGAGCTACCGCCCCGTTTGAATGGTCAAACTTGGAAGTGGCAAATTGCGTCAGCGTGTTAGTGGCAGTGGCAAATGTGTATCCATTGCCATTAGAACAAAGACAAATGATTGTGTCATTTCCGCCGATGTTTGCATCAAACATGGCGTAGATGGTGTCCCCACCACTGGTAGTTCCAAGGATGGAACTAGGACCGTCTATGGAACGCAGATTTGCATTGCCAACTTGAATCCAATTCTCAAGCCACGCAAAATCTGTTTCTTTTATCGCCTGACGGTTTGCAGATGTGTCAAGGCTGCCCCACTCCTTGAGCATATGTTGCTTGGGCGCGGCAAATGACGGACCATTATACGGCACGCTGCAATCTCCGTGTATACGCGGAGTTTATGGCTGAATTAATCTGAGACTTGTACATACGCTCAAACCATCGAGCCTCATCCCACTGCTGCATCTTTTGTTTTGCAGTATAAGCAGCGTAATACGGAACCGGAGTCTGATACGGCAAAGGAATAGCATCAATCGTTGGGTCCGTAGGGCTGACAAACACATACGGCGAAATGATCGTATCCCACTCGCTCACATAATTTTGATCCGGCGAAGGCCCTAGATATACGCTTAATTGTCCGTAAATCGAAAAAGCGCATGGCCTGCCCTGATACTGCTGCCAATACCGCAATTCCTGGTTGTACGCTGTCCAAGGGCGATACAGCAAAGGAATACGGCTGTTGCCCCAAATGATATTGATGTTCAAAATGTCAAACGCAGGTTGCGCGTTTGGAAGCGTGGTTGCTATAGGGTAGACTTCCTGCCCCTGAACCAGCGTGACGGTTTGCAAAGTTCGCAGACACCCGGAATCACGAACTACGCGAAACCGGGCATCGTTGATGTAATCCGTTAATTCTTGGGTAGACCAATACTGCGCCGTAACGTCATGCAAAAGCCTTTGCGTGGCCGTTATGTAGGTCGCAACAGTGTTTCCAGTAAAAGCCACACATTATCCTGCATTGCGAAAAGCAGTTTTTGTGCGGCTCTTTGCCCCGTTCAATCCTTCTTGCGTACTTGGTATCTCCGTGGGCCGTGAAATGTGAACAGCGACATCCTGTTCTTCATCTTCTTCATCATCATACGGCTCCAGCATAAAAGAATCCAAACGCTTCAAAGCCCCGTCCATTTCCATGCCAGTAGGTGCCCAACCAAGCCGCGTAATCTGACGCAACTTGTCTTGTTGGCCCATACCAAACATATGAATGGCAGCATCATCAGGGATGATTACCGATTCCCCATAAGGAAATTTGTAATCAACCCCGTTGTACCGATCCTGATGATCGGAACCCGATGCGTTAGTGACTTTTATCACGCCGCTACAGCCCAGAACGTGTCCGTATTGCCGCCCAGAGTGATCGCACCCGGCGTGTAAGCCGTATACAGACCAAACGACGCAGCAACCGTGGGAACTTGCTGATGCAAGCCACCATAAACCGGGAACGTATTGGTAGCAGTAATGCCGTTACCAAACGTCATGGCAGTAGCACCCGTCACGTTGGCAAGGATCAAACCGGCCTGCGGGGTCATAAGACCCGTGCTGATAGACGGATTGGTGTAAATCGGCGTAGCAGCCGTATAACCCGCGCCAATCGCGCAAGGATATACACCGCTCGTAGGCGACATACCCGTAACCGTAGGAGCAGCAATTGCCGTAACAGACAGGCAACCCACAACAATCGCGGTAGGCGAACCACCACCCGTCATGGTCAGCGTCGGAATGGCCGAATAACCAGCGCCGTTTTCCGTGCAATACAGCGCGGTAATGGTACCCGTACCCACCAGGGTAGAGGTCAGGATTGCACCGTTACCCGCCGTATCACCTTGGGCCGGGATTACCGTCCAAGTCGGAGCAGTCGTATAACCCGCTCCCTGATTCGTCACCGTCACGCCCGTAATGCCACCAACCGCGCTCATTGAAGTCACGATTGCCGTGGCGCGAACACCACCACTCGGAGGGTCCGAAGCGTAAAGAGTCGGGAAGTTCGTGTAAGACGTAACGCCGGTAAAGCCGTAGCTGTTACCCGCAGCAGTGATCGTCAGCGTGGTCGAAACCGCACCACCAACAACCATGTTCCACGTTGCGCGACGAGTCGGAGAACCGCCACCAGCCTCAGTAAACGCTGTCAAGGGAGTCGTGCCACCAGGAAGCGTGGAAGTGACGCCGGATTGCGAAGAAAGCTGATACACGCCGTTGTTCATGCCCGAACCAGCGCCAGTAATAACAGCCGCCAGAATCGTGCCGGTACAGTTCTTTACGCGGTAGTTTTGACCGTCAGACGAAACCGGAACCGGGTCCGAGTTGGGGCCGGTTTGGTAAGCGCGCCAGAGGTTAGACAGTGCGTCGTAATACTGGATCGCGCTGTACGGTCCAAGCGTGATGTACCAGTTGCCCGAAGGAATCAGCCAAGACGCAGCGGCAGGCAGGGTGTATTGCTGGCTGTTCTGCCAAGCCTGAGAACCCGCCCGTGCAATACCACCAAGTTGATTAATGCCCATGTTTTTCTCCGCTTAGATCGTCAGGTAGTTCAGATTCTTGACAGCGGTACTAGCCTTGGGCTTGGCATTTACAAGCTCCGCCGCCGTTACCACCGCACCAACAAAGCCAAGTTGCCAGTTCGGGAGCAGACTTTCAAACCCGGTAAAAGCAAAACTTGCTTGCTCATGCACATACAGGTTCATGTAATTCGTATTCGGAAGCCACAACGTACCTTCCGGCGCATACGGGTCCATGTAAATCGGCACGCCACCAATCATCAGCGCCCGGAAAGCGGCCTTGATGCCGTCGCCTTCGTTGCCTTCGTCAGAAAACGCCGAATCCGGCGTGACCACATACGTTTCCTGTCCAACGAAATCCTGAGCCAGCAACGTCCAAGTACCCGGACCACATAGACCATAAGTCGGAACTTCTCCGCAGTTCTTGACCGTACCAGCAATCCATTGCAGCACGTTCTGGCGCGTCGGGTTTACAGGAGCCGAAGCGTTGTAATACACCTTCGATTGGAACCAGGTGTTCGTGGAAGACCGCGAAATGTTGCCGTAGGTCGCAAGGTTGGTACCGTCATCAACAGCACCCGGCAGACCGATAATCTGGTTCAAGTTGCTGTAGTTGGAGTACAGGTTATTCGTCAGGAACAGAATCATGCTGTTCGTGGCATCGTTCATCCGCGCTTCAATCAGCGGGATAACCGCGTGGTCAAGCTGTACCAGACCTTCCATACCAAGGAACGGAATCGGCGTAATCAGAACTTTCAGGTTGAACTCAGCAAGGAACGCGCCCTGCTGAACGGCAGGCTGCGAGAACGTACCGGTGTAGTCCGAAGCCTGCGTATTAACAAACGCCTGACCTTGAACCGGAACCGACACGGAAGAAACACCGCCCGTGGCCGTTTGAGCCGTGGAAAGCAGCGAAGCCGCAAACGGAGTGCTGTTATAAATCTGCACAACCATCTTGGGAACAAAAGCACGGCGAGTAACCGCGTTCAGTTCGCCACCAAGGTTTGCGCCACCGTATGAACCACTCGGAACAACGCCACTTCCAAAAACCGGCATGATTTATCTCCTATCCTAAAAACATGCCGCTACGGGCAAGGTTAGTCATTACAGTCCAATGTGCTTTGCAGCAGCAGACAACCACGATTTAAGCATTTCTTCTTCCTGAGTCCACCAACCGGAAGAACTCAGCAGGGCAAAATCAGCCTCAAGCTTTGCAACTTCATCCTTTGCAGTTTGAAGTTTTGCTTCAAGAATCTGTTGCAGAGTCATGTTTACCGTCCCGGCGAACGACGCGCCTTGATAATGTCATCAACGGCTAGGTGAGCAAGCCGACGCGAAGTTTGCGTGGGATTCTTAAAAAACTGCTTGGCTTCCTGCGGCATATACATCGGCCCGCCGCGACCCGGAACTTCGGCAACCGGCTCGGCAAGGCGACGCTCGTTTGCCAAATGCTTGGCCGCAAACTCATGGTCCGCAACTCCATGCTTAACCATGATTTCTTCGACCTTTTCAAAATCTTCGTCACCAGCAATAAGACCTTCTTTTTCCAGCTTGTTGCGCAGACGGTTGCGCTGGTCACGTTGATCCCGTTGAGCCAGTTCCGCACGGAACTTCTCGTTTTCTTCCTGAATCTGCGCAAGACGAGCATCAACCTTTTCGTCTACTTCCAACTCAACAAAATGCGCAGTAGGAACAGCACGCTTTACCAGCTTTTGCCACTCTTTGCGCGTTTCAGGCTTTTCGCCCAAAGTCTTTGCAAGACGCGCAAGGGTCTCAATCTGGTCGGTACTCATGCCTTCAAGAGAGTCAGACATTTCTTACTTCCAATTCGTGTCAACGTCTTTGGAACTGCGACGCTTGGTCGTAGTGATTCTTTCGCCAACATTGCCCTGTTTGATAGGCTGGTCGCCCGTAGCACCCGGCATGGCAATGCGGAACATATTTTCCTTGAAACCCTTGTCCGAAGGAACATCCAGACCACCCAACATACCAAACCGGGGCGGGTTGGAAATACGACCGTTCAGGCGGTTATTGTCAATCGGCCCGCGAATGGCAAGACCACCGCGAGGGCTGTAAAAATACGAAACACCAGTGGTAGAAGTGCGTGCCATTACATAGCTCCTGGGGGTTTACCGGGTGGACCGCCTTGAGGTGCGCCACCCGGAGGTTTCATTCCGCTCATTAACTGACTGATTTCAGCAGGTACAAGTTCTTTTGCCTCATGCTCAGTCTTGCCAAAAGACTTGGAAAGCGTTTTGATCGCATCCATAATCGATTTTGCTTCCGGTCCCATAGGCTCAAAAGCAGCAAGACTCATTGTAAGCACTTTTACCGCTATCTGTATGGTTGCCTTGGCTTTTTCCATTTCCCCAAGTTTTTTTTGGGGAGTAGCCATCTGACCTGCGGCAGGGCCGCCGGGAGCCGCTTCCGCGTCCGGCCCGCCCATATTGGCTATGCCATTCTGAGGGCTTCCGGGCATTGCAATGGTCATGGCAGGACTTCAATGTATATGTAGAAATCAGCAAAAGCCGCTGTCTGGTTAGAAGCACCAGTGCGGATATACAGAGTCGGGGCAGTTTGGATCGTACCCGTGGCCGAAGCAGCCAAAGTAATGTCCAAATACTGAGTAATCGGCGTGGTAACACCCGTCACGGCCTGAGCAGAAACAAGCGTATTACCCGTGCCGCCAGCACCCGTAAACAGCGAAATCGTCGGGCTGGTAGAAAGCGTGGCTGTCGCGTTGGCAATCGTAAAACCGCGAACAATGTAGTTCAGCGTGCCGGTGTAGCCACCAGGAATCACGCTTAGAGGTACCGCAACGTCAGTAGACGCGGTATTCAAAGAAACCGCATAGGCAACCGCCGCCAACCGCGAACGGACGCCTGCAAGGTCACTGTAGACGGTCAGGCCGGATTTGCTGCCAACCCGTACACCGCCCCAATTATGATATGGCATCGTGCTGCTCCGATGTTACAGACATGACTTCCCGCCATGCCGCCCCTACAGGGGATGCCGAGGGGTCTCCCCCTCGGGTTAGGCGCGGGTGTCCCCGCACCAATTAACGCTTGCTCTTACGACCCTTGCGCTTGTGACGTGCCATGATGGTCTCCCTCATGTGGCCACTTTTGAAATTGGGAGCAGCCATACCCACAAACAGAATCTAACAATGATTTTTGTTTGTCAAGTTAAAACCAACCAATTGTTACGTCAGTCGTGGCAGAGGTAACTATGGTCAAACCATTCTTGCATTGGATGTTGTACGGCAGGGAAATTGGATCGGTCGCGGTCACAACGGTAATGATTGCAATAACCGCCCCAGAAGCCGTGGCGCTATCGTAAATTGTGATAGTTCCGCCAGGGCTAGTGGTATTGACCGTGACGGATACTAATGTGCCGCCAAAGTTGGTATTAGGCCCAACCGACGCTGCAATAGTCGTGGTTGTAGCGGTAGTAATGTGCGTGTACTGAGTACCTTGTCCGTATGCGGCTGGCATTTCATTGTCCTTTACCAAACATTTTCATCAGTTTATCGAGGAAATTAGGGTCATCATGCTGCTTTGCGGCAATGGAAACCAGTTCCATCTTTTCTTTCTTTTCCGCAGCTTGTTGCTCGGCAGGCTCAATTTTCTCTGCCAAATCATTAATAAGCGTTTGCAGCATAGGCGGATTCATCAACTGGAGGAATCGCTTTTTGCTTATTGACCCGCTTTGCAGCAATTGACTGGCCATCTGCTGCTGATCTTCCATGAAAATCGGGCTGTTGGAGTGTGCGTCCACTTTCACCAAGAACTTGTCGTCTATTTGGGCAAACACAAAAGACTGACCCATATCGTCAACATAATGCTTATCGTCATACCGGCGCATCAGTTTTGCGTAAAGCGTAGCCATTTTTTCTAGCGAATCCTCAATCACCAAAGCCCGCTTTTTGGCCCGGCTAGAACCCATTGTGGCTAGGCTCTTGGAATGGCTTTGGCTTCTAACGCCATGCTCTCCCTTGCCTTGCAAGGTGTTGGACAGTCCAACGGCTTCCTGAAACTGTTCGTCGTTGTAGCCAAACTCGCGCCACAAATCCTCCGGTATGGAAGGCCGAAACTCCTGAACCTTGGCGTTGGGGTTATCAATGGATATGTAAGAATCCGGCTCCCCAAGAGCCAGAAACTTTTCATCAGCCAAACCCGTCCAACCATCGCCCATAAGTGCTTTAGGCGGTTGGGCGTTTAAATCCAGCAAATGCTGGAGCATATTGGTCAGTTTGTCCCTACGCTTTTGCAAACCCTTGATCTGGTCAACTTCTGCCAATCCCCAAAAATAATCCGGCAGCGGGTTAGGCGTGAACTTGATAAACGGCAATTCGTGTTGCAAGAATACTTTTTCCGCAGGGCGATCAAAAACAATCACGCCAGGGTTTGCAATTGTCACGATCCGATAGTCGTTAAGATCATCGTCGTAAACGTATAGCTCATACATCTTTACCATGTCCGCATCTACTACCGGAGCATAGGCAAAAGTATAGGCAGAGGTTTGATCGGCTTGGCCCGTGATATTGCTTGATCCCGTACCCGGTCCCGCAGAAATTAACAGACGAGATATGGGAAGATTCTGGTCTCCATCGTCCTGACGTTTTGTCGCGGAGACTTGGGACATGATTTCATCGCGGCGGGGATGACCTACAAGTTGCGTATCCATGTCCGTGACGGTCTGCTGGTACATAACCGCGCACGCTTCTTGCCGGTCAAGCGAAGGAATATCCTCTCTTAGCACCCCAAAATTCTGCGGATTTACAAGGTAAGGCGCTATGTCCGTGCCACGAATGACCAGTTTTACGATCATTGTGTTGTAGACAAGGCCCCATTTAACCGCATCATTTGCTATGGAGTCAGCATTGGAATTAAACCATTCGTCATTAATGGCTTCATTCATGCTAGAAGCACGCTGAATACTTAATTTATCCGCGCTTTTGTCAAATTGCGTGGCAAATCGAGTTGTTTCCTGTGCGTACAAAAACGAGCAAAGAAGGTCAATTGTGGGATAAATCTTGTTGATTGACCCCTCTGGAAGTTGCCCCGTTTCCGATCCAAAGAGGTAATACATCCTCATTTGGGAATAAAAGTCCATGCGCGTCTGACGCGACGCAAAACATTGCGAAATTAGGCTGTTGTAAAACGCAATGCGTAGTGCCGGATCTGATGGAATTTTCACCGCAGCAACCTTCCATTTGCATCGCAAGACCCTTGAACCACGGGCTTGATAGGAACATTAGTGCTGACGCCGTTAATGGCCTCAGTCTTGCCAACAACCTTTGCCTTGGATTCAGGCAGGTTGGAATTATCCCGGTACATACATCCCGTAGCCGGATCTACCAGCATACGGCCACCAAAAGCACCTACTTTGCTTTGGATGTATTTTTGCATTGCCGGATCTGCCTCAGCAGCCGGTTTGTATTTGTCAACGCTGTTCGCAAGCGACCCGTTTTTGTTCGATATGTCCGAAAGCTTGTAATCAGACGCAATACCAGACAAGGTAGCGTCAATGTTTTTTGTGCGGCGCGAAACAGTAGCAGGAGCGCGAGTATGAATCCGATCAACAGATACGCAACCATTCGGACAAACAGCGAACCTGGATTCAAATTCCCCATGTTCCTTGCACCGCCATTCTTTAATAATTGCCATTTTATTTTTTATGTGTAGGTTGTAAAACCAGACAACGAAATAATCGTTGGCGTGTAGGCCGTAGTGTCTGTGCCAGCAGAGCCAGCTATTGCACTTGATTGCATGGCCGTTGCAATTTGGGAAACGTATGCCGCAACATTGGGAACTGTTCCAGCCCCCGGTGCCGGGGAATTTCCGGTATGCCACGTTCCAAAAAGACATGGGGTTTTTGTTGCATCTCCGGGGATAACAGTAAACACCGGAGAACCGCTGTCATTTACTATCGGCCCGTAAGTGTATTGCCTGCCAGCAGCAACGGCGGCGGGAGATTGCGACCACGGAGTTCTGTTTACCGGAGTTGTTTGAGCGCAGCCTGAAAACGTACACTCTCCCGTGCTTGGGAATGACGTCAGATCCATCAGCAGTATTTCATTGTATTGGTTTCGATACATTACCGGAACATAGATATAACCTTGTATTCCCGTTGCCTGATTCAATGACGCAAGATACGAAGAACCACTTGCCAGAGCAAAGTTGGTTGGCAGAAAAGAAAACGGTTTGCACTTGCTGGTAGGGATAACGGAATTTATTGCCACCGCTCCTGCGGCAGTATTCAAATACGCAACCGTTATATCCGTACCGGCAACGCTAGCCACGGTAATTACTTTCCCGGAATACACAACGCTATCGTTGCCAAGAAAATAAACAAGTGTCCCGTTGTTTACCGAAGCATGGCTCGCAAACAAAATATGGTTGGGAGAAATCAACGCACCAACATAAGAAGCGCCATACGGTGAACCGTAACTAAAAGGGATGCCGGTAGTATCAACCAGCGACGAACACCATAAAGATGAATTGGCCGTTGCGGTTGTCGTGGTAAAAGACGTGTACCTGCTGACGGTAGTTGATCCCCACGTTTTTCCGCTGATTGTAGAATCAATGGCAGAACTTATTTGTTGAGCCAAAGACCCCGTTATATAGCTCGTAAACTGTTGTGATGATCCTGATTGCGATACGGCTTGGGACAAGACCATTGTTCCAAGGGTTGGGTTTGTTGCCGTAATACTTGCAGTTCCAGCAGAAACAAACGTTGCAATTTGTCCGGGCGCTATGTTTCCAACAAAAGCGGGCGTATTGTTTACAAGAATAGTTCCTTGGTATTGAAGGCTGTCTGTAAGAACGCACTGAAAAACATTATTAGACGCGCCCGCTACGGTTTGTATATTCAAATCGTGCAAAGTTGACGCGCTGCCGCTTCCAGTGGACGCAGTTGTTTTGGGCACCAAAGAAAACTGAAACATCTCGGAAGGCGAAGCGCCTTTGACAATAGGCGATGCGGCATTAAAAACAAATGGTATGGTTGCTGTAGTCATTAGCCAACCCGAACCCAGGTGTTTGCAGGAGCGCCACTAACCGCGCCGGATTTGCAATACATATACTTGCAGGCGACCGCTCCAACCGCAACGGCACCAACAACAAACGGACTTCCGCCGGTAACGCTTTGACCTGCGTTTGTTGAAACGCTAAAAGAAGTCATTGCAAACGCGGAACCATTGGTAAACGTTAGCGTCAGGCCATCTATAGGATTGGGAGGGAACTGTTCCGTATGCGTTGCATACACGGCGTTTGGCATCATCACAACCGTTGAGCAACCGTCAGGAACGGTATGCGTTGCTGCGTTGGCGGTAATTGCGCTTACCGTGTAACCCTGATCGGCAAAACCAAACTGATAAGCAACGTTAGCGCCGCGACCGCCACTAAGAGTTCCGCGTGCGGAAGCGGTAGCGTTAAGAGGAACGGCGTTGTATTGCTTTGCGCTTCCAAGAAGAATCAGATTCCCATTGACACCTGCGGCTCCGGTACCTACGGCGTTTGTCAGAAAGTCAATGATGCACTCTGTTCCAAAACCTAAGTTTGGAAGGCACCCATTTCCAACACGCAACAGGCTTGAGCTGCTTGAAAGAAACGCCGCGTTGTTCATTCCAGCGTCTTGCAACGACACGCCAATACAACCGCCACCCGACATCAGGTCGGTAGAAAGCAAGCCCCAGTTATTTGACGATCCAATAACCGCCAGGTTATCTGCCCCGCCCGTTACTACGTTGTACGTTCCAATCTGAGTCATGTACGACCCGGTATTGGCAGGAGTAAGAGCGTTTGCTAAAACAGTGTTGTTGTTAGAGCCAATACTTGCAAAGCTGTCTATTAGGGAAGTACCTGTAATACCCGTTCCGCTAACGCTAAATCCGTTTGAACCGATATTTGAAGATTGCTTGCAAAAAGAAAGTTGGGTAATGCCAAGAATACCGGTAGACCCGATTACGCAATTATTGTAAGAATACCCATCAGTAATAATAGCCCCAACACCAATTAAAACGTTGTTTTGGAAAGCGCTTCCAGTTGCCCCATTTAACGCTATGTTTTTCCCTGTACCAATAACAATGTTGTTAGTGCCCAACACGGGCGTTACTGTTGATGTGTTTAAGTAGTTACCAATAACAACATCGCTTGATCCGCCCGCGTATCCTCCAGAAGCATTTGTTGAAGGATTTATAGTTACAGATGCCAGCCCAACACTTGTTGGCAGCGAATATCCGTTTTGGGCGGTGTTAACAATGCCGGGGATTGATGCGTTTACATACGCCAAGCTGCAACCAAAGTACGCAATTTTTCCTCCCGCAACGGTGCCAGTAAATTGCATGACAGCGGGTATGTCAGTAGCGCAAGCAAGTTCTCCGGCGTTGCCTATCGTAGATAAAAGATTGGCAATACTATTGGTACGGGGAACCCACTGACCTACGGCGTAACCACTGGAATTGATGGGCAGGAAGCCCAGCGTTGCGGTACCAGAACCCACCGTGCCAGACGACGCGACACCGGCTTGCAGCACGTCGCCGGGCTGCATGATGTTGCCCGAGCTGTCCTTGATGGTCTTGTACACCCACGTGTTGACGTCATTCGCCCAAGAAGCGATGACGCGGGTGGTGCCGTCGACAAAAGTTGTGCTGGCCATTTAGGTTCCTACGATCATGACACCAACAACAGCCGAGCCGACAATGGCGCCCGTGTACGTCGTCGGTATAAAAGGATACCCCGTTGCAGCCCATATCGGTAAGCCAATCGTCGCCCCCAGAACCGGTATCTCCGGCGCGCCCAACTGCACGTACATCGTGCGCTCCACGTTCTGGTTGACGTCGACACGCGGCTCGCGCAAAGCCTGCGGGTCCTGAATGGGGTATAGCCCTAGCTGCAACTGCGGGTGGTCGGGGTCGTGGCAAGACGGGCACACCTTGAGCCCCGTCTTTTTGAGCTTGACGACTTCGTACTTGAGATCCCCAAGCGGGTAGCGAAACGAGCAACGGTCACAAAAAGCCGAAACTACGCAAACCACGTGCATAAGGTTGGGGCATAGTTGTCCTCCATGCTCGGCACGCGTTTGTTGTGCTTCCGCAAATTCTCGGCCTCAGAAAGAACCTGCAGATTCGCTGCGCAATGCAGCCCGCACACCCACTCTGCTCGAAGCGGGTAAATGTGATCTACGACGTGCTTTACGCCCGTCAGCAGCGTACGACGCCGCGCTACGTGATATACCTCACGAGCAAAAAACCGCTCCCATTCTGAGTTAGCCCACGCGGGCAATGCGCGCAGTTTTGCTGTTTGGCGCCTGCGCACTTCAACCAAAACTTTCTCGGGATGCGCACGAGCGTACGCAATCGACTGCGCAACGCGCGCT